AATTTTCATAATTCTCTCCCTTTTTGTTAAAGTTTATGCTGCTATCTTAATGCAAAACCCATCAAGTAACAAATCAATATTATATTCTATACCACCTTTAAAAGTCCTCATATATTTAGGTATTACCCATAATTGACTCTTTAAGTCTTTATAAAAATAAACATCTCTATAAAACCCATAAATTTCCATTATTCACCTCCATTAAATGTATAATATTTATCTGTCATGGAGCAACGACTCCAGTTATCTCCAATAAGCTTTTTATCAGTTACCACTAATTTACCTAAATTTATTGACTTACCATAATGAGGCATTAATTCACCATTCCTGTCCTCATCCACTACAACGAAAGCCTCTTGATCGTATGATTCTGCAAATGCGCGACCATAGCTATGCGCTTCTTTTAAAGTATCTGTTGTAACTAAATAACTAATCTCTTCTTTGCCTTTCCAGGAACCAATTAAAAGTTTGAAATTTAAGTTAATTTCTCTTAATTCCTTCTCTAATAAAGCAGTCCTGTCCACATCGTCATCATTTCCAATATAAGCTGAAACAATGAAAAACGGTGATTTTGGTTGCTTGTTAATTGATCTCATTACTACCTCCTAAATAAGTTTCATTCCTAAAAATGAAAATGCTAATAATAAAACATATAAAGCACTAATAAATCTAAATAATCTATACACAATGCCTCCTAAGCTGTCTTAAGGTTAAAATAATCAGTATCAACATCGTCTAAATCTACGTCAAATTCAGCATCTAACGCCCATTCTGTGCCTTCAAAATCATGCTGTGAGAAATAGACTTGCCACCATTCTAAGTTTGTTTGTTTGTTTTGCATAACTTCCTCCAAAGTTGTTTTAAAAATAAATTGTCTCACATTTAAAACCAAAAATATACAACGCAAAATCGGTGCCAAAACAATAAAATACAACAAAATGCATAAATAGAGTAATATTAGGTATTTAAATAAATTGACAAAATAATACAATAAAAAGACTTGACAACTGGATAGGAATGACGTAAAGTGTTCTGGAACTAGTCACCCCTCGAAATCAATTTAAAACTCATTTATAAGGCAGGAAATTAACGTCCTTATTCCACCCGTAAACCAGCTATAAACAAATTTACTCGAGCATAGGTATTGGCATGATTCTTGCAGATGCAAGGTCCCCGCCAAAAAAAAGACCCCCCGAAAATATATTTAAATGTCATATATAATATATACCACTTACACCTATTTTTCTCAAATAACTTCACCCCCCGTAACATAGTCAAAATACAAATTCCCGGCGCGTTTTTATAAAAGAGCGAAGCGATTTTTATAAAAATTTACCAATCTTTTAACAAGTAAGGCTTGACACCGAATCTAAATCGTGGTATTCTCATTTTTAGATGAAAAAACCTACAAAATTTAAATCTGGCTTCTTTACGTGGAAAATAGTATGGGCTAAAGAGAAGACTGAAGAGGTCTTCGGGAAAACCTGTGTTGTAACCAAAACAATAACTATTTACTCCCATGACAATGCCGAGATTCAACGTGAAACCCTATTTCATGAGTTATTACATGTAGTTGGAGAAGATAAGTACGAATCTATTTTTAATTTCGAGCCTGAGAAGAAAGAACCAGATAAAGAAGAAAATTTAATTCGACTTCTATCACCTGCTTTAATGCAAACGTTATGTGATAACAAAGACTTAGCTCGGTATCTCTTTAGGGTGTAATATGGGTAGAAAATCTAAATATGATTTAGTTAAAGCAAAAGAATTATTTATGTCTTATAAAACACTTAAGGAAATAGCGGAAGCTGTAGACATGCCCTATAAGACAGTACAGTTTCACTCTGCTAAGTGGAAGAAAGATAGAAACTTAATGAAAAATGAGTTATTACGAGAACTTACAGAAAATAAAAAAACGGTACTTACTTCACTGGTAGGTAACTCCCTGGAATGTGTAGACCGCGCTATTGCGGATTTAAAAAATAGAAAAAATCCTCCATCAATTAAGGAAGCTAGAATGCTAACCCACATCGTTTCTGAGATTGATAAAATTTTAAGGTTGGACGAGGGGGAGCCAACTGATATAATAGCTGAACACAAACCTGCCACAATAATTGAATTGCGGGAGAAACTCAAACGTGATCCTTTTTATATAGAGGATACAATTCCATTAAGGGAGATTAATTATGACAAAGAAGCTGAAGAATTTATTACTACTATCACTACTGATGCCAATACTAGCGATGGCGGGGTCGCCCCCGGGAGTTCAGATTCCGATCCCTCAGGAGAGTAAACATTATTTATTGACAGAGGAAAATTCCATTACCTTTAGAGGTCCGGTATACAGTGCATCTGTAACAGATTTCGGAGAACGTCTTTTAAATCTTAGCTACTCTTTAAGAGAGGGAGATACAATAAATATTGTTTTGGACTCTCCAGGAGGTTCTATTTATGCTGGACTAAACTTAATTAGTTTAATGGAGTCTATTCCGCAGAAAGTAAACTGTATTGCCATTTTTGCTGCATCAATGGCACATTCTATTTTACAGGCATGTCCCGGAAATAGATACCTAGCTTCTAATAATGGTGTAGTGATGATCCATAGAGCAAAAGGATCATTTTCAGGTCAATTTAATGATGGAGAGGTTGAATCAAGGTTAAAAACCTGGTCACACATTGTTATGACTATGGAAAAAACTAATGCTGCCAGAATGAACTATGCCTATGAAGAATACAAATCTAAAGCTAAGGATGAATGGTGGTGTACAACTGCTCAATGTATCAAACAAAATTTTGCGGATGCATTAGTCAATATTAGATGTTCAAAAGAATTATTTAGAAAAAAAGTTAGATTAGGTAGATATACTTTTTCAGCATGTCCTTTATTAAGGAGTCCTTTAAAGTAATGATAGAGTTATCTCCTTCAGATACACTATACCTACAAATAATGGATGATTTACATGCCCATTGGAACCCTCACCCTGGTCAAATCAAGGTGGGGGCTTCTTTAATTAAAGGAGATGTAAATACCTTATTTATACAATGTGGGCGAAAATGGGGTAAAACTGATTTTGCCATTTATCTGTTATGGAGACATGCTTTATTAAATCCAGGTTCAACTTGTTACTACATAACACCGGAACTTTCTCATGGTAGAGAAATTATCTGGCATAACTCACGCTTAACCCAATTTGGCAGAGAACGTGATGATATGGGTAGAATTACCCCTGGTGGAAAAGAACCTTTAAGAAAATACATTAAACACGTATCTAATGTGGATTCTAGATTAACTATGCGGAATGGGTCTACAATAAAAATTGTTGGATCTGAGAACTGGGCAGCAGCTAACGGACTAACACCGGATTTTGTGGTATATGATGAATTTAAAGTTTTTCATACACAGTTTCATAATGAAATGAATCCAAACAGAATTGTTAGAAAAGCCCCCTTAGTTATAATTGGTACACCGCCTAAACCTGGAGATAGAAATGCAGAACAATACTTGGAATTTGCAGATGAGTGTGGAGGAAGGTCCGATAGTTTCCATATTATCGCCTCATCTTATGATAACCCATACACACCTAGGTCCGAAATTGACCGTGAAATCGAAAAACTCCGGTTACGTGGTGAAGATGATGTCGTCGAACGAGAGTATTTTGGAAAAATATCAGTGGGGGGACGAAACGCTATTTTCCCCATGTTCAAAGATGATTATATTAGAGCTCATGGAGGGCTTTTAAATGAAATTACTAGAGATAGGAAAAAATTTGATTGGTTTTGTATTACCGATCCTGGTTCAACTACTTGTTTTGCTGTGTTATTTGGGTGTATACATCCCTATACAAAAAAGCTTTACATTCTTGATGAAATTTATGAGACTAAGCAGGAAAATACTACAGTTAGATCAATCTACCCCCGAATAGATGCTAAAATGATGGAGTTTTTTCCATACTCTTCAATAGAAGATGATTGGTGTAAAGTGTATGATGAAGCCGCAGCTTGGTTTTCTACTGAAGTAATGCACCAGTATGGAATCTACTTTATGCCTACGGCAAAACATATGAATAAGAAGGATCATGGTCTTTCTTTAATAAAAGATCAGCTAATACATAACCTAGTTCATATATCAGATAGATGTATTAAGTTAAAATGGGAGCTACAGAACTACGTTAAAGATAGTAAAGGTAATATACCTAAGAAAAATGACCATTTAATAGATTGCTGGAGGTATTTAAATGCGGCAGCAAACTATAATATGGTAGAGGTATTAGAAAATTTGAAACAAAAGAACGATGATGATCGTCGTTACTATACAATGGAGCATGACTATAACCAATTAAAAAAACACGATGATTGGACTTTTAATATCATGCCATGGGAGGAGTAAATGAGTGATATTACTGTAATGTTAAATATTTTTGCACTTTTAGGTTGCATTTTAGCTACAATTAGTATATGTTTGGCTATGTATGCCATTATTTTGGCTAAAAGTTTAGAGAAAGCGACCCACACAGTTCAGTTTATGCCCGCAGAGCAAGCGCTTGACCCTAGCTTTTCAGACCAAAAGGCAATAAATGAAATAAATACTGAAAGTAAAGATGAAAACGATGAAGTTTATAGGATGGTGTAAATGAGTTTTTTTGATGAGGTAGGGGAGAGTAGCCCTAACAAAGTAAATGTAAAGCCATTCCACACTGTAAAAGATAAAGATGCAAAAGCCATGTTAGAATGGCTAAAGAAAGTTATTGAAACTTTAGAAAAACAGTCAGTTACCAGAAATGCAAAATATAGAAGTAACCTAGAGGCTTATCGCGGCTCTTCTAACTCTACACAACGTTCTGATGTACGTCGTTCCGACAAACCTTTCCTTAACCGGGTTAATAAATTTGTCATTAATCATTTATATGATATGACTGAAACCCGCGTATCTCAGATGACGCGAATTAAGCCTGCTGTTGATGTTCTCCCTACAAATGATGAATTTGAAGATAAAAACGCAGCTAAAGCTGTAAAATATCTTATTAATCATTTATGGTACATTAATAACATGGACTCTATATTACAGAAAATGCAAAGAAATGCTAGAATCTTTGGTGAAGTTTATTGTTTCATTGAATGGGATTCAAGCAAGGGAGATTTGCACCCTGTATATGTAAAAGCTAGAGATAATAATATTAATTTAGATCTATTAGATGATGAAGGAAATGTGACAGGGGTAATAGATAAAGATAAGCCTATCACTATTGGAGATATTACTTATGATATTGAAGTTCCTTGGAGAGTCTTTTTACAAAGGCAGAAAAAATTTGAAGATGTAGAGTATTGTTTTAGAGTTAAAGTAAAGTCTACAGAGGATATTAAAAAAGAGTATCCAGATAAGAAAGATAAATTAAAATCAGATACAAACATAAAAGCTTTTGACTCAAACAATTTAACAGATCATTTGTTAGAGGAAGAGACAGTAATTTATGAATTTTTTCATAAAAAAACTAGACATTGCCCTAAAGGGTATCATGTAAAATTTACTA